GAGATTAATGCGTTGTCCTGCTCCTGAGCTGAATAACAACCTTGCTTTCGGATTGTCGGAAGAACCTCGTTAGTGACCCAGCGCTTGAATTGTTTTGCCTTCGGAAGTTTCGAGCCGAAGATCAAGGCGTAGAGACCGCTTTCGTTTACGCAGTTGACCAGTTGTTTGCGGTTGAGTCGGTCGAGCATTTCGACCTTTGTCACATCCTCAGGGTCGCAGTGTTGCGCAACTGCGTTTTGAGGTTTTGCGTAACCTAGAATTTTGCAAACTTGTTGGGCAATGAAAAGAGGATTGAGAACGTCCCCAAGAATCGTGAAGGATGATTCTTCGAAAGTGAAGGCTAAAGTGTTTGACATCTAATGTCTCCTAATGCGTGTTTGAAATCCTGCGCCACACGCCAATGTGGTGAGCAGGAACTTTCGGGTTGGCGTACCGTCATTAGGAAACGGCGTATCTTTCGATACCCCGAAAGTCCCGCTCGTAGAGACTTTAGATGGTGCCCTGTTTCAGGGCATCATGCCGACCAGCCATAAAAAACGCCTTTCGGCGACTGATCGCCTAATGTCGGGACGCCAATCCCGTGTCCGTTTTTTGCGGACAAGATAAGTTTAGCGACTTTCATGGAGACTTGTAAAGGCCTTAATTTTTAACATCTGGATAGATGTCTCGGTCAATCGTTTGCCACACCAGATCAGAAATGAAATTCGACGCATACTCTTTAAAAAGAGCCTTGACTTCTTTCTGGGCCTCTGCAGTGGAAACAATGTGACCGAGATCAAGTGTTATCTCGGACTTGCCAGAGAGAAGGGCGGATACAACAGCGCGCTCTGCATAAGCAAGCGCGTCAGTGAGGTAAATGGCGGAGCCGCGTTCTTTCAGAAGATCGTCGATGACGAAATTAAAGAGCTGCTTTTGCTCGTCCGGTAACAAGATCATTTTTCTCTCCTGTAAAAAACAGAAGCGCCCTCCAGTGTGTGCTAGATGTATCCAAAGGAGAAGTTGCCGGAAAGCGCTTTTGTTTGTGAACTGCTTTTTGTCGGCCCCTACTCGTACCTGACGACTTTAACGTCACAATCCTTTCAGCATTCCTCGCCGTGCTGTCGCTTTCGCTAGACATCTCGGGCCAATTCACTGGCCGCCCGGTTGAGTTCATAGCCTTTCGGTTTACTCGGCCTTAGAACCCTTTTCCTTCCTGACAATCTTCAGAAGGACTTTTAAAGAACGATTGATTGATGTAAATAATGATAGTGAAACACTATCATAATGTCAATAGTGAATCGCAATATATTTTTTAGTATTTCACTACGGAAAACGATAGTGTGTTATTTAGGCAACAAAAAAAGCCGCTCTCGCGGCCATAAAAAAAACCGCCCGGAGGCGGCTGCGGCTTAGAAGCAGATTATTTCTTTAGTTTTTTTACTTCGTTTAGGAATTTTTTAAAGTCTCTGCCTATCGGCTGAGTTTTGTTGAAAATTTCGTATTCTTTGTGAGCCTTTTCTTCAGCTTGCTTTTTAGAAACCTGTCCATTTCCCTCCAATACAGGAAGGTCATTGAATGCCAAGAACTTGTCTACAGACTGGCGCAGCTCGAGCATACTAAATTTCTTCTTGCGTTCAATCTGTCCTTCAATGTAATCAAAATAACTGTTGACGGAACGCTCTAATGACTTGAGCTCCTTTTCGTCCAAATAGTTTTTTGCAATTGTCGTATCTGATTTATTGACACGTCCTTCCGGACTGTTAGACCACGTTTTCAAACCCATGTGTGGCTTCGTGTGGTCTGCTCTTGCATGAATAATCTCGGCAGCGGTTTGATTGTTGATGGCAAAGTGGAAACGGTTCTGAACAGTTGCAAAAAAGCGTCTTGCTTCTAATGAATGGCTGTCGTAGTCGATGCTGCATTCCCTGAATATTTCAGTAACTTGAAGCCAGATCCGCTGTTCGCTTGCTCGGATGGAGCGAACTCGTTCCAGCAATTCTTGAAAGTAGTCTTTTCCAAGAACAGTCTTCGCTTGTTTTAGACGATCATCATCTAGGGCGAATCCTTTGATGATGTATTCTTTAAGAACTTGGGTTGCCCACTGGCGAAAATGAGTTGCTTGCTTACTGTTGACTCGGTAACCTACTGCAATGATAGCGTCTAAGTTGTAATACTTAACGGTTCTCGTTATTTGTCTTGCTCCTTCTGTTTGAACTACCGAGGATTCCTCGGTAGTTGAAATTGGATCAAGTTCTCCTTCATTAAAAATATTCTTCAAATGCAGAGAAATATTGTCAGTCGAACAATTAAAGAGTTCCGCCATTTGTTTCTGAGTGAGCCAAAGCGTTTCATTTTCAACCACTACAGCCACGACGGGGCCGTCATCAATATTTCCGTAGAGGACGATGTTCTTTTCTTTACTTGTGCTAAGAAGTTCTTTCATAACAATCAGTTTATTTTGATATGAGATCGGGAGCTGGAGATTATCTGACGTTTGTTTTGTTTCAAACGAGATTGCCAAAGGCAGTCATCCATAAAAATGATATTAGAACTCCACCCTAAAATTAGTTTTTTCTTTATCGAGAAGAATTTCTTTTGATCGCATATTGAATGTTAACGGCATATTATCACCCACTATGATAGAGATTGTTTCACAAGAATTACCAATAGGAGAGAGAGCCTGTTCTTTAGCGTAAGAAAGTCTAAGTGCCATAGCTTCAAGTTCATTGACATTTAACCTTGGCTCTTTGCGGTTTTTCCACCAGAAAAATTCATGCTTATTAAGTATCTTCTCAAAAAGAAGATACTTAATAAGATCATATAAAGCGGCAGCCGTAACACCAGATAAAATACTATAAATCTCGGCAGATATATCTATGCTCCCGCGTTCTAGTCGGGCCGAAGTCGTCACCTTCACTGGTGAATTCACGTACCTTCTAAGATCATGTCCAGTTGAAGCAAAATAACCTGCAGAAATGAGAATTTTTGCGAAGCCTTGCAGTGATTTTCCTAAATTTAAAAGATCGATTGTATGGGGGCCATACCTCAGACCTTCAAAATGAATAACGACCTCTACGGCATTTTTCCCAAATCTCTTTTCTTTCATTGCTCATTTCCTTTTAGTCGTACCTTTTTAGGTTCAACGAATTAACCATACGTCCAAACACGATTATTCTGCTTTCGACCTCAGCAAGCCGAATTTCAAACGGGTCATACAGGCGATTGTCAGAAATAAAACGGAGACTGCCTGGCACACGTTGCACCCGTTTCAAATAAAGATCGTTATCAATGAGTACGCAGAAAACACCGTCACGCTTAGTAATCTCAGTATCAAACCTATCAATTACAACTAAGTCCCCATTCTTCAGAGTTGGCTCCATTGAATCCCCTGCGGCCGTGATGATTTCATATCCATTCTCGCGGATCTGATTGATGTTTTCTTTGAACCAAACACGTGAGACGCCCATGAGGTCTACATAGGCCTCATCCTCATAATTTTGTACTCCCGCTGCACCGCAGCAGGCAGAAACATTCAGGCGCCGCAAATAGATCAAATCATCTTCTTCCGGGAACGCCTCATTACTATGGTCTGCATCCATCCAACCGTACCCTAAGGACAACTGATCTTCCAAAGACCTAGCAATTTTGTCTCCCATGTTTTTTGGATTACCAGTCTTTGTATCCTTAGCTTGATTCAATATTTGACCAAGGGTTGCATCAGATTTTTTGCGTCCTAGCTTCTCGTTGAGCTTAACTAAGCTGCCTTCACGCTCAACCAAAAGGCGTAGGTTCTCACGCCTGTTCTGTTTTACATCACGCATGATTCTCTCCTTAGCTTGATAGTGAAATATTAATCTTCACTATTATCAATCATTAGTGTTACACTATCTATTATTTATTAACGTTTCACTATTGCCATGAACGCACTTGATAGTTTTTTCCGACAACAGAAAAGAGGTGCTGCCGCTGACTTGGCGCGTCGTATCAACGTTCCTGCTGTGCTTATTTCTCAGTGGCGTCATTCTGTACAGCGTGTTCCGGAAGACAAGTGTTTGATGATCGAAAGCGCAACAGAAGGAAGAGTCAGGTGTGAAGACCTTCGGCCGGACATTCCTTGGTTTGTTATTCGAGGCAAAAAATGAGCTTTTCTGCAATTCGCTGGGCACTCGCACAGGATTCTCTTGATGACCCAAGAGAAGCCCTGCTTCTGGTCGTGCTCGCGGATTACTACAACGACAAAACGTGTCAATGCAATCCGTCCAGAGAAGCACTGATGAAAAAATCCAGGATCGGAAACAGCAACACGCTCACAACAAAATTGATGTCGTTGCAAAAGAAAGGGCTGATTCAGATTTTTTCAAAGGTTGGCAAGAGTAACCAGTACGGATTAAACATCACCACCTTCAATACTGAAGTACCTTCAGAAGTGAAGCACCTTCAGAACTTAAGTACCTTCAATACTGAAGCACCACCTACTTCAGAACTGAAGCACCTACCTACTTCAGAACTGAAGCACGAACCTATTAATGAACCTATTAATGAACCTAATAGTATTTGTGTCCGTAGAGCCGATCCCGGCTCTCCAGACGCACAGAAAGATGCCGTGAATGAAAGTGAGAAATTCAACCTCACAGAACCGACAGAAGAAAAAGAATTAACACCGGAACAGAGAGCCAAACAGGTTGCGAAACGCTGTCCCCAAGAGAAGCTGATTGAGCTTTATCACCAATGCCTTCCGACCTTACCTCCGGTTCGGATATGGATGTCCGCACGCAGGCAGCAGGCTTTATCTGCTCGCTGGAGAGAGATGGCAATAGACCAAGGCTTTCAGTCGGAAGCCGAAGGCCTCGACTTCTTCAAACGCTTTTTTGAATTTGTAGGCAAGTCTCCTTTCCTTATGGGGCAAGTAAAGCAGAAAGAAGGGCGCTCCTGGCGGGCGGACCTGGAGTGGATTGTCCAGCAAAAGAACTTCGAGAAGATTTGTGACAGGAGATATCATGACCATTAGAAAGAAAACAAATCTGGACTTTGAAAACGATCAGCTAAGTTCGACACTGTCAAAGCCCAAAGTTTTTGAACAACCCTGCAGAGCCAACGGATGTCCTTGCACAGTGTTTTGCGGCCAGTTGGCCCAAGGTATCACTGTTTGTGAATTCCACGAAGGCGTTCAAGGCAAATATTTTCCGACGGTGACGGCCGGACTTCATCGCTTCAAGGATCTTATTGACCTGGCAGAACGCCTTCTTAGGGACTGGCGGTTGATCGACGATTACAACTCGACCTACAACCACCCGCATGTCATCCAAAACTTAACTGAGTATTTCAACGCAATAGGTATTCCGGAACTGGCGCCGAAGACAAACATCCCATGTATTCCTATCGAGGGAAAGCGGCAGTTCCGTGATGAATCGGCCTATGACCTCGGAAACCGGATCAAACGTTGGGTGCGTATCCAAGTAGTCAAGCCCTACATGATCGAGAACTCGGAAGAAAGCCTGAAAGAGAAAACGGTTGAGCAACTGTCTCCGCTCTCGGCTTACGTGAAACAACTCAAACGCAACGCTATCCAGAAGCAACAGGATGTCGCGGATTATTTTTGAGGTGAAATATGGATCCCATTCGCATGATCTTCAGGTTCTTCCTTTCGCTTGGCGTATTTGCAGGGTTCCTCGCGTATGTGGATGACCACAGCACAGCCGCTCAATGGTTAGCAGTTTCTCTTTCGTTCTTTTACGCGTGCTTTGATTGGAGGGATCTTTTATGACCGGCTGTTGTCTGTACTGCAGATTTGCAGAGTCCTATTGGGTCGATAAGGAAGGGAATAAGCGTCGACCGCCAAAGGCCTCTTTCGGAGACATGAACGTCTACTGCCACCATCCGGATAAAGGTGCTGGCATCGAGTGCTACCCGATTTCATTTGCTCGGTGCTCGGTTTTTGATCTTGATACGGATGAGCGCATCGAACGCCGGAGGCAATTCTTTTCACAATTCGAGCGATACAGGGTTCATGCAGAACTAATCGCTCAGAGACGATAAAACAACCAGGAGAAAAACATGGAACTATCAACGATCGAAAGTTCGGCCATCATTTTGGTGCTGATCAATCTTGCGGTTTTGTTTGTGGCAGTAATGGCCTTTTATCAAAACTGTGGCCTCAAGATCCAAATCAAATACCTTTGGCTGGCCATTGACGCATTGGAAGAGGAAAACAGAAAACGCAAACATCAGGAGGGATTATGAGCAAATCCCAAAGAAAAAAAGGGGCTGTCGGAGAACGCGAAATCTGCGATCTGATTTTTCGAGACCTCGGAATTGAGGTTCATAGGAATCTACAGCAGACACGGGATGGCGGTGCAGACATCAAACTCGAGCCCTTCTCTATCGAAGTCAAAAGACGTGCGGCTATTAGCAACATCTACGACTGGATTGATCAGGCTGAAAGAGGATGCGAGTTCCCAGAGCGTCCGATTGTTGTCTGTAGAGCTGACAGAAAAAAATGGCTAGCGATCATGACGATTGATGAGTTGTTCCGCCTCATTCGCGAAGAAGTAGCAGCCGCGGGAGGTAAGTGATGCGAATTGACAGAATCAAGGGAATGGAAGTCGTACGTTGGACTGCGGAGGAATATCAACACATCCACGGGGATCCAGGACCTAATTAACGCCCGCGGAGCTCAAGAATGAGGCTATCTCTTTTTAGCCGGAATGAGTTGGCGGATTCTTGCGACTTGCTTGGCTGGCTTGACCCAAATGTCTACCAGGGAATTGACGAGCTCAGACATGATCTCGGCCAGCTCTTGAGTATCGGTATCAGAAAGAATGTATTTGCCCTTATGAGCAAATTCGTTGCCGGTGTCTCGGCAGGCATCAACCATTTGTCTGACATCGGACGTCATCCCTTTGTTTTTCTCAATGGTGTCGATCTTTTTCCAAAGCAGATCGTCAGGTTTATAGCCGGAAATCTTACTTGTTTCGGCAACGTGGTCTGCGAGCTTCTCCAGGCAGACGCGAAGAAGTACGCAGGTGCAGCGGGGCGACAAATAGATGATGCTTTGCGCCTCGATAAAGTCTTTCTTCACGCTTTCGGGCATCCCTTTGGCCGGCTCGATTCCCGCGGGCGTTGGGTAACGAAGTTCGCCATTTTCCCAAAAGATCAGCCGGTCGCAGGCCTGGCATTTGGTAAGGGCAGTCTTTTCTATTGGCATGACCTCGGCAACATCGGAAATGCCGATGGAAGAATCCGGCCGCATTACAGTGAGGTGCCTGATCGCATCGCTATGAGTAATTGGCGGCTTAATTTTGGAAATAATCGGCAGCGTAAAAATCGCAGTAACAGCCCCGCAGTGCGGGCATTTATAGGAGTTTGACATGACTAATTTCCCGTTTGAGTTGAATAAGCAGGTAAAGCATATCGATATTGTAAAAACCCGCACGGCTTGCATAAACAACGCTTTTACGGCAATCGAGACAGCAAAGCTCACCCTTAGCCGCCTGGAGGAAATGGCCGCCCAAAGAGCGGACGGAAAACTCCTTGATATTCATACCGTAGGCACCACGACGCATGCCCTGCGCGAAAGCGTGGACCGCATTCTTGTGGGCCTGATCGAATCCCAAACAATTCCCGGAGATAATGCTTGATCGATACCCACTTCTACGAACGCTTGGCCAACTGGCGGCGAGTGTATGGCGACAAACCTGTCAGATGGCGCTCGCCTACAGACACCTTCTGCCGCTATGCCAAGTGTTATTTCGAGCGCGCTCCGGAAACCGAAGAAGAAAAGTTCTGGAGGGAAGTGACCGAGCTTAAGACCCGCGATCCGCTGCTCCCGGCGCCGGACTATTCAGACGCCGAGCTTCTGCAACGCGCCTGGATGAGTTTGCCCGAAAGGGTTGACGGTACAAAGGTAAAGCGCCACATCCGGGTATTCGTTTTTGGCACGCGCAGAGAGTACGAGCGACTGCTGCGTCAGTCTAAGGTCTCCTACAGACAGGAGCCGGAATGGCGCCGGTCATTCCTCCAGGCGTTCTATGACGCTATCGAGAGAGCTCAGAACGGCAAAATAGAGGGTTAATCCCTATATTAATCTTCAGCTTGAAATGGTAAAGTCGAGATAACAATTTAATCTACGACTTCGCGTTGTGCCTGATCGCTCTCTAGCGGTCTTTCGCGTGCCCGGAAGAAACGTAGTACGCTGGAGCTCGGACCTGATGGATCGCGAGCTCTTTTGCTTTTTATGGATTTAGGAGGCTACATGGCCGCGTCTATTCCAGTTTATTCTTTACTAACTCCAGCGGCCCAGCTTTTTGATCTAAAGGGGCAGCAGACGCGATGGCAGATTTTGGCGGACATACACCAGGCCGCTTTTGCGTTTGAAATACTCCCCGGCGTATTTGCCCAATTCGGATCTACCGGAGCGCGTCGTTTTTTTAGAAATTCATATTTTGAAATATTCGAGTTAGTGCGGATAACTCATGAGCGTGAGAAAGTCCAAGATCAATTAGTTTCGTTAGCAGGTGTTTTAACCCTTCAGCCGGAAGCTGTTTGACTGCTTCTTTAATGGATTCTTTTTCCGGTTCGGGTAACTTCGCCTGCTGAAGGGCGATTGATAACAACTCTTTAAGCGTGTCCTCGTGTAGCTTTACAGTTTGCACAGAAAGGATGGCGCTTAATCCGCCATCGTCTCGGATAAAGTCGACGCCCTTAGCAGTAATTTTAGGCAACGAGACGCTAATCATCGCGGGAGCTCCGTTTATATCCGTCGTAACTTTTACGCCGGAGGAAAGAAGTCCGTGCTCGATTAGGTATTGAGCGTTGGTTATGTATTTTTCGCTTTTTAGATCCCGGATAAACCATTCTTGAGTTTCCGGGGACATCTCTGGGTAATCGTCAGCGAGGCGCCGAAGCATTTCTCTTTGGTATTCGCGATCTAATTTCATGAGAATTCTCCTTTGGATTGTTACTTAGCAAGAATGATTCTAAGGAAATAGCGGGCTGATCGTCCCGTGCAACAACCGATCTTTTTCTTTGAGTAAGTACATGGGGTTTGAGCCGCTCGGTCATTCTTGATCGGGCGGTTTCTTTTTATGGGTTTGCGTTATGACTATCAAAATCCTCGGTCGCGTTCCGGTTCGTTTCAAGGACGGAGTTAAGTGGATCACGGTGAAACCGAACGGCCCCGAAAACAAAGGTACGCCGGTCAAACTGGACGATCGAACCGGAGAGGTTCTTGCAGGCATGGGCGGAAAGTTTAACGGCCGCCATATCTCTGCGGCACCCAGAGGCGGCAGACAGGAGCAGCCGGGAGCGCAGGCCGTGATTGAATGGTCTAAAGCGCCCAGGGTTCCCCAGAAGCCTCAGTACACTGGCTCCGACAAATATACGAAAACGGCCAAGCTGGTTAAGTCGACGCAGAAGGAATTTACTCCGGACAGCGTAGGTAAGGCGATCAAAGACCTTAATTATCCCTACACGATCGACCTAGATAACAAGGACCAAATTCTCAAAGAGCTCGATAAAGAATATGACCACCTGAGATCCATGGGCTATCCGTATGGTCCGGACGAAGCGGAGAAGGTATATGAGCGCGCGATGAGTTTTCAGGCCGCTCGCAAACGTGTCGATGATATTTTTGAAAGGGACTACGGAGACCTTACGAAAGGCGAGGACGGCCTGGAGCCGGACGAAGTAGAGGACCTTAAAAATCTTTATGCCGAGAGGCTTCGTCTTTCTGCCCTGGAGCGTGTCGCCGAAGCCTCTGTCTGGTATACGGACAGGGCGGATTTTAGAAGCACGGATTTTTATAAGGCCCTGGATAAAGCCTCCTCGAAGCTCGGCGATAAGGTTGACGCTTTGGCGGCTCTGCCGTCCAGAAGGCCCGCGAATCGGCAAAAACGTCAACTGCAGCAGAAAAAGAAATTTGAGGCAGAAAGATTAAAGCGTGAGCAAAAGCGGGCTATGAACGCTTTTCAGGCGCAATTTTCAAAAGAGCTCGCGAAAAACGTTGAGCCGCAAATCCAAAAGCTAAATTCTGACCTGGCATCTGCATCTACATCCGCGGACGTTGTGGCGGCATTGGATTCCAGCGGCCTAATGAATGCGCCGACCCAGGGACTTAATCTTATGGGGCCGGATACCGCGCGCTCTATAGGACAGGCTTATTCTGACATCTGCTCAAAGTTTCCTTTTCTTGCGGGTAATATCGGAAGGGCTAATTGTTCTAGGCTCGGAAGCTCCACGTATGGTCAGTGCTTGATGAGTACGGGTGCGATCGATTTCAATACTAAATATTACGGGAGAGGAAATGAGGCGTCCTTCGCCGCTTCGTTTAGTAACTGTATTTCTACGCAATTCCATCCTCAGGGCGTTATGTCCAAAGGCGCAGCTTATGCAGTAGCTTCGCATGAGCTGGGGCATGCGATTGAAGGGCGCCTAGAAAAGTTAATGAAAGCCGCAGGCGTTGATACGACGGAAAAGAGAAAGAAAAGATATTTTATTTCGGGGCGCGTTAAGGATAAGGTGCTCTCTAATCTTTCCCTCGTGGATGATCGCTCAGTTATCAAGGCCGAGCTGTCCGAATATGCGGCTATGGATTCTGCGGAGTTTTTTGCCGAAGCTGTTTCTGAGTACCTCTGTAGTCCGTCTCCTAGGCCAGTGGCCGCAGAGGTTGGTAAAATACTAGAACGGTTCCTGAAAAATGATTTTTCAGACCTTGGTATTTGAGAGGAATAAATGGCCGAGAAACTTACACCTGAGACCGAAGAGTGCTATGAAAGGGTCCCTGCCTCCTTCCCCGAAGATTGGTTCGATAATGACGGACCCTGCGATGAGGGCCTTAAGCTCAAGAAGGAAGCCCCGGCTCGTGCGCACAAAGAATTGAAAGAATATCTGGACTACTGCGACGAGATGCGGAAGAAAGGCATCATCGTAAACTAATAGCTAACAACACACCATAACCGCCCGCGTGGCGGTTTTTTATTGCCTAAAGCGTAACCGTTTAGGAGGATCAGCATGGACAATTGCGAAGCTCCGAAGCGAAAACGGGGCAACCAAACTAAGTACACACCGAGTCGCGCTAAGGAGATTCTCCAGCGCCTGGCATGCGGCCACACCCTTACATCTATATGCCGAGACATGGGAATATCCCCCGCGTCCGTTTATAGATGGACCGTCGCGAACGAGGACTTTGCGAGAGACTTCGCGCGCGCGAGAGATTTCGGCGATCAGGTCCTGGAGGATGAGGCCGTCGATATCTCCGACACGATGGAAGAAGCATCTGAGACGATTGATTCGTTCAGCGAGAAACACGGAGCGTCGAGCACAGTCAAGAAAGGCGACGCCGTGGCACATCGTCGGCTCCGGGCAGAAGTCCGGCTGAAAGTTGTCGCAAGACGAAAGGGCGCAAAGATCCAACTGGATACGAACGGCGCCGGAGGCGAGGGCCTGGCGAGCGTCTACGAGAAAATCAGAGAAGTGGCTAAAGGTAAGAAATGAACGATCCTTTTTCCGAGCTGTGGAGCCCGCACAGATTTAAAGTGTTTTACGGCGGCCGTGGCTCCGGAAAGTCGTGGGCAATCGCGGAGGCCCTGATCGTCATGTCGAATCTTTCCCGGCTGCGCGTACTTTGCTCCCGAGAGTTTCAAAATTCGATTGCCGATTCGTCATATCAGCTGCTTAAAGATACGGCAGAGCGCCTAGGGCTGAGCCACCGCTTCGAGTTCCTAGAGACCGAGATCCGACACATAAACGGCTCTCGGTTCTTTTTTAAGGGCCTGCAGCAGAGACAAGCGCAGTCGGTGAAGTCGATTGAAGGCGTGGATATCTGCTGGATCGAGGAGGCGCAGTCAGTTTCGCAGGTCTCCTGGGAGACACTGATACCGACCATTCGAAAGGCGGGCTCCGAAATATGGGTCTCGTTTAATCCGCTCCTAGCGGATGATCCGACAACCAAATTATTCCTGACCGATGCGCCGCCTCCCGGCGCCTATGTCCGGAAAGTCAATTTTGATGAGAACCCATATTTTCCGGAAGCGCTCCGGCGCCAGATGGAATGGGATCGCAAAAATGACTACGAGAACTATTTGCATGTGTGGGAAGGATTTCCCCGGACAATTAGCGACGCGCAGATTTTCCGCGGGCGGTTCACGGTCGAGAGTTTTCCGGACGATCTTTGGCAGAAAGCAGATCGTTTATTTTTTGGCGCTGACTTTGGCTTTGCGAACGACCCGAGCACGCTGGTGCGATCGTTCATGTACGACAATCGGCTGTATGTCGAATACGAGGCCTTCGGCCACGGCGTGGAGTTAGACGAGCTCCCGGCGCTGTACGATTCGGTCCCGCTCTCCAGGAGCTGGCCGATCAAAGCGGACTGCTCACGCCCGGAAACAATAAGTTATTTGGCCAAAAGAAAGGGCTTCAATATCTCGGCGGCAGAGAAGTGGCAGGGCTCGATTGAGGACGGTATTGCCTATCTGAAATCTTTCGACAAGATCGTCATCCACCCGCGCTGCCGGCATACGGCAGAGGAATTCAAGCTCTACAGCTACAAGGTGGACCCGAAAACGAACGAGGTCCTTCCGATCATCGTCGATAAATACAACCACGGCATCGATGCCATTCGATACAGCCTCGACGGCTATATCACGCAGGCGGGGCTCGATGAGTTCATTCGCCTGGGCAGAGGTTAAGCATGAAGGTAAACAAGAAACTTTCTCGGACAAAGCGCGGCGGCAGCAAGCAGTTTGCCGACGGGTTTCAGAACCCGCTTTTGCGCATGGGCTTAAATACGAGCACGACGCTCAACGGCAATCGCTACATCCCTGAGTTCAAATCCTTCCAGCGCAACGAGTTGGAATGGGCTTACCAGGGCTCATGGATGTGCGGGCTCGCAGTTGACGTGGTAGCAGACGACATGACGCGCGAGGGCGTGGAGCTCCAGTGCGATGATCCGGAGGTCGCTTCTGCGATCGATATTGCGCTCGACGAATTTCGTGTTTGGGATAGCCTGTGCGACGCGCTCAAATGGGCGCGGCTCTATGGCGGTTCGCTGGCCGTCCTGCTCATTGACGGCGACGACATGGGCACACCTCTCGGGCCGATCAAACAAGGCGCATTCAAGGGCCTGCTCGTTCTCGACTGCTGGCAGGTCAACCCGTCTACTGAAGTTGTTCAGGAGCTCGGGCCGAATTTCGGCAAACCGCTTTATTACCAAGTCTTTGCCGAGCAGAGCAATATCGATATTCCCGGAGGAAAAATCCATTATTCGCGCTGTATCCGGTTTGAAGGGCGCCGGCTGCCGTACTACTTGCGACAGGCGTATCAAGGCTGGGGCGCGAGCGTGCTTGAGCCGCTTTTCAACCGGATCGAAATGTTTGACATGGCAACGGAAGGCGCGGCTCAGCTCGTCAATAAGTGTTACCTGAGGTATTACAAGGTCAAGAACTTGCGGCAAATCCTTACTAACGACGTTGCCCAAAAGGGCTTCATGACGCAGATGGAGCATACCCGGCTATTCCAGTCCATTGAGGGCATGACGCTCGGCGACATCGAGGATGATTTCCAAACCATGACCTACACGTTCACGGGCCTGCCGGAAGTCCTCCTGCAATTTGCGCAGCAGATTTCCGGCGCTACGGGTATCCCGCTGGTGCGCTTGTTCGGTCAGTCTCCGGTCGGATTCAATTCCACAGGCGAGAGCGACATCCGGCTCTATTACGACAATACGAAACAGCAGCAAGAAAAGATGCTGCGCCCGGGTCTAAAGAAAGTCCTAAACGTCATTTACATGAGCGTGACCGGACAGGCTCCGGACAAAGATTTCAATTTCGATTTCCGCCCGTTGTGGCAGATGACTAACGAGCAGAAAGGTGCCTTTGCTACGGCCATGGTCGGTGCGATTGTGCAGGCGTTACAGAGTGAATCAATCTCGCTGCCGAACGCAATGAAGGAGCTCAAAAAGCTCAGCCCGACCATCGGCCTTTTCTCCTCTATTACCGAGGAGGACATTGACGAGGCCGAGAAACAGGAAAACGAGCTCATGCCGCCAGGGGCAGGAGGATTAAATGCAGCAGCAGAACAAATTCCGGGAGCAGGCCAAAACGGCGGCTTTGGACCGCTGGTATCGCAAGCGGCTCAAGGCAGTGGCCAAACAGATCGCACAAATAGCACTGGAATGGGAGGGAAGCGACCCGAGCCAGCTCCAGCTCAGTCTGTTTGATTATTCAGTGCGGCTCGACGAATGGGCTCGCTCCGTGGCAGACATCATGCTGCGCCGTGCGGCCTCGGCAGATTACGACACCTGGCTCAGGATTGGCCAAAAGATCAGCCGGGAAACTCGCCGCAAATTGAAGGACGCAGCCGCCGGGCCGATTTTCAATCGCCTGCGCGAGGAGCAGGTCGCACTGATCCGCTCTTTGCCCATGGAGGCCGCCAAGAAGGCTCAGGAATGGGCCGCTAGCGGGCTATCGGACGGCCAGCGCTATGCCGATATCGCCCAGCGCATCAAAAACGAGCTAGGCGGCGTTACGGAATCCCGAGCGATTTGCATTGCCCGGACGGAGACTGCCCGAGCGAGATCCAACTTCACGCAGGCCAGGGCCCAGGCCGTCGGTTCTACACATTACGTGTGGCACACGGTCGGCGATAACGCAGTGCGCCCGAGACATCGCGAGCTGGATAAGACCGTTCATGCCTGGAGCGATCCTCCGATCTGCGATGTGGGTGCAGGCGGCACGCCTATTCGCAGCCATCCCGGATGCGTTTTTAACTGTCGGTGCTGGCCCGAACCGCTTTTCTACGAGAAGGACAAATGAGAAGGAAATTTCGAGACGGTCGCTTCTTGACCACGGAAAAAATCAGCCCTCTGAAGGAAAAAACTCCGGAGGGCTATTTGTTATGTCGAGACGTTCCGATTAGCCGCGTCGGATCGTTTGAATATTCAGCGGCTGAGGTCGGCTTGCCAAACATCGGCCGTGCGGTTCAGGTGTGGCGGCCGGAAGAACAAATTTTTAATCCCGAAACGATTGCCTCGTTTGAGGCCAAGCCGGTAGTCATCGGTCATGCGAGATTCGCAGATCCGGACAACTGGCGGGAGATTGCTGTCGGTACGACGCAGAACGTTCGGCGAGGAGAAGGTGACAAATCGGACTTTCTTCTCGCCGATTTGCTTTTGACGGATCGAAAAGCGATCGAGGCAGTCGAGAGCGGGGATTTGAAAGAAGTCTCATGCGGGTATGACGCGGATACGCAGGAAACGCCCCAGGGGATTGAGCAAATTGGCATCGTGGGCAACCACGTTGCTCTAGTGGTATCAGCCCGATGCTCGGGCTGCAAAATTGGAGACGGAAGCATGACAACTAGCTTAAAGACCCGCCTGCGGAAATTGTTCCGCGACGGAAACGAGGACGCATTTAACGAGGAAGTGGACAAGCTCCAGGTTCAGGACGGCGACGCACCTGACGCGGCGCCCGCTCCTGCTCCGACACCGGCGCCCACACCGACACTTGAGGAGCGCCTGGCCAAACTCGAGGCCACCGTGGCAGCACTTGCTAAGGGCCTGGCTCAGAAGCCCGTGGGCGACGCAGATACGCCGCCTGTGCCGGATGACACCGTTGATCCGGATGATGACGATGAGTTGATCGATGATCCGGACGCTCAGGCCATCATCGGCGACGCTGAGGCCCTTTGCCCGGGAATGAAAAAGCCTGTGGGCGACGCCAAGGGCGGCAAATTCACACGTAATCAGATCGAGCGCGTTATGCGCACGGCGCTGAAAGGCGCCGGCGTGAAGCAGTTCGGTGATTCCTCCGAGCTCGACGGCAAGGCGCTGGATATCGCCTTCAAGGCGGCAGTCGCTATGTCCAAGTCCGGAAAGAATCCGAGGGCCAGCGGCACACGCTACGGCGACAGCGCTGAGGATTCTGTTAACTCGATCGCATACGTCCAGAAAAAACTTAACGATTTTTGGGGAGCTAAATAATGTCTCAGTTTATTGGCACATCTATGCCTCGCGGTTCTGCCGGCGATATCACTCGCGGCATGTTTGACTACACCACCGAGGTCAAACAGAACGACACAACTACTCCGGTCGCCGACGACGGCATTCTGGTTTCTCTGACCACAACCGGCAAAGCAACTCCGGCCTCCGACGCCTCCAAGGTCTACGGCATCGCAGTTCGCGACTATCGCCAGGTGGGCCCTGATGGAAAGGTCTGGCCGAAAGACGCTTTTGTCTGCATCCTGCGCCGCGGCTACGTTGCCGTGCGTGCTGCAGGTACTCCGGCGCCGGGCGGAGCTGTCTATCTAGACGCCGCAAACAAGGGCGTTACGGCCACTAAGGCCGAGGGCGCTACGGCAATTCCTAACTGCGTGTTTATGGGCGCCAAGGATGACGTGGGCCTGGCCGAAATCGCATTCAACATCTAATAGGAGCAAATAATGCCAAGACGTTTTGCTGACGCTGAAACAATTTCCGCTACCGGCGCATTCCTGGTCGGTGAGCTTGAGCGCCTGGATGCTCGTGTTTATGAACCGATCGCGGATTTCACATATGGCAGGGATATCGACCTGCGCGACGATGTCACGATCGCCGATGAGGTTTCTTCTTTCATTCAGTCTGAATACATGGGCGGATTCGGCGGCACAGGTGCGGGTAAAAAGTCCTTCATTAAGGGCCCGGATTCCACGCCTGCCCGCGTTTCTGTTTCTCTGAAGAAGGTTGCCACACCGCTGACACTCTGGGGCATGGAGGTCGCTTACACGATTTTCGAGCTCCAGAAGGCTATGCAGGCAGGTCGCCCGATCGATGCGCAGAAACACTCTGCTATGCGCATGAAGCATCAGCTCGATATCGACACTCAGGTCTATGTCGGGGATGACGAAGTGGGCGTCAAAGGCCTGCTCAATTCCGATCAGGTAACGCATGAAAATGTCGGCACCTGGACCGATTCCACCGATGTGAAGACCGTTATCGGCTACTTCAATAACATCCTGGAAAAGGCCTGGAAGGCAACGCAGTACAACCGCATTCCGAAGAACCTTTTGGTTCCCCCGGCAATTTTCGGCAAACTGGTGAGCACACAGCTGACCAATACCGAAATGAACCTGCTGCGCTACGTTGAGGCTAATAACCTCTCCGTTGCTAACGGCGGTACGCTGACCATTCGCCCTGTGCGTTGGCTGGCCGATACGAGCTTGTTCTCTACGCCGCGAATTGTGGCCTACACAAAGGCAGTGGACGTGGTCCGCTTCCCGCTGGTTCCGATTGCCTCTCTACCGGTTCAGTACCGCAATTTCGAGCAGGCAGTTCCGTACTTTGCAGCTCTCGGTGGTGTCGAGTTCGTACGTCCTGAAATGGTTTACTACGCCGACCTGGCAGCAGTATCCGGAAGCTAAGGAGGTTTTATGAAACGAATTACAGTTCGTTGCCCGCTGGTTCTGAATATGGGCTCTCAGCAGTTCGAATTTAAGCCGACTCGATCCTATGAGGTTGAGGACGCAGTCGCGGCCCATCCGTATCTGCAAGCACACCTCGCCACGTTTATCGACATCACGCCGCCGGCAAAAGAAAAGACGGTTGAGGCTGAGGAAAAGGTCGAGGAATCGGCCGAGGAAAAGGCTGAGCCGGTAGTGAAGGAAAAACCGGCGCCAAAGAAAAATGCGAAAAAGACTACATCTGTGAAGGAGGCTGAAAATGTTGAACCAGCCTCTGACGCTTGAGGAATTTCGCAAGTTATTTCCGGAGATCGATTCGGACAGTTATCCGGACATAGCGGTTAAGGCTCGATTAGCTTTAGCCGCTAAATTTTTTTCAGAGGAAAGCTGGCCTGATCCTGAGATCCGAGCGCACGTCATGGGGCTGTATACAGCCCACTATCTGAAGCTCCAAGGGTCTGCCGCTGACGGCGGCAACGGCGGAGACACCTCCGCACTGGCTCAGGTCACCTCGATGTCTGTGGATGGCGCGTCCGTGAGCTACGACACCTCATCCTCGTCCGAGGAGGGCGCCGGCTCATGGAATCTCACTGCATACGGCCGCGAGTTGTGGCAGCTGATCCAGTTGTTCGGAGCAGGAGCCAGACAGATATGAAAAAGACGATCTCTGTTTCCATGGTGCGGCATGACGGCGAGTTGAACCAGGCACTGCAGCGCCTGGCGAAAACTGCTGTCTATGTCGGTATCTCCGCCGGCTCTAAGGGCGATACGCGAAACGATGGCGGCCCGAGCAATCACCTTTTGGGCTTTGTGCATGAGAACGGTTCACCTGTGAACAATATTCCGCCGCGACCGTTCTTAGTTCCGGGCCTGGAGGCGAATCGGGAAATGATCGTCGACGGTCTTAAGGGCGCCATGGACTGCGCGCTCAATGGCGACGAGAAAAAGTGTGGCCAGACACTCGAGCGCCTGGCGATTCGCTCGGCCTCGGCGGTCAAAAGCTACATGCAAACGGCCGACTTCGAGCCGCTCAAGCCCAGAACAATCGCAAACCGTAACCGCTCGCGCCTTACCCAGGGCACCCGCGAGAACGAGATGGAAGGCGTGGGCATCCGGCCATTGATTAACACGGGACAGTTACGCGACGCCATTGACGGCGTTGTGGTGGAGGAATGATGGCGACTTTAGACGTTGAACGTGTAATCCGATCTCCTTTGTTTACTTCGCCCTGCAAGCTGATACATTTTGTTGAGGACCTGGACGAGTTCGGTAATCCGACCTGGACCGAGGGTGACAGTACTGAGGTCAAGGCAGTCATCACGGCCGACACAAAGACGATTGCCAGATTGCCGGAAACGCTTCGGCGTGAGGGCACGATCCTAGTGCGATTCATGATTGCCGATATGCCCCCGGGCTTCGGCGGCTCCGGAAATGATGAGGTCGAGTGGCGGGGCAAGCGCTTTGTCGTCAAAGACTGCGCGGATTGCTCGCAGTTTGGCAAGGGCTTTTTGCGGCTGACTTGTTGGCCTGCGGAGGTGAGTGATGGCAGTTACTGATAGCCGGACGCCCGGATCTTTACGCCCGACGAGCTCGGACAATGAAACAGGGCTGATGGACCCGCTTCGACAGTGGATTTCTGAGCTTATCGGCTTGAGGCTTGACCTGGTCCGCGCTTCCTGGCGCCCGAAGCCGGGTACTCAGCCCGCGCTAAAAACCGACTGGTGTGCGCTTGCCCTCAAAAGCCTGGACACCACGCCCGTCTATCTCGACGGGCGCAAAGGTGATCCGTCGCTGCCATTGTCAGGAGATCAGACCTCCGTGGTGCATGAGGATTATGAGTTCGTGCTGAGCTTTTACGGCCCACAGGCGCTATTCCTCGCGCAGAGATTCAGAGACGCGGCGCAGATCGGCCAGAACCGCTCACTGCTGCGCCAGTCGGGTCTCACGTTAAAAGCGATTGATTCGCAGGCCATGCGCCTGCCGGATCTCGTTTGTGAGACGTGGGTTGATCGATATGACATGACCTTCCACGTTGCTCGGAAGGTTTCAAGAACTTACGGCGTTCGCACCATCGTCGGTGCCGATGTCGACTTTTATACAGAACGAGGTAAATTATGAGCGTTGCTCCTACATTGCCAGTCTCCGAGGTTGTAAACGTTACGATCGAGATGTCTCCGGTCGCTGCCGCACTCCGCAACTTTGGAGCTATGCTTGTGCTCGGCACCAGCGATGTCATTGACACGGACGAGCGCCTGCGCACTTATTCGGGCGTCGAGGGAATTGCCGCCGATTTCGGAACCGATGCGCCTGAGTATCAGGCCGCGGTCACCTTCTTCGGCCAGTCTCCCCTGCCTTCTCAGTTGGTTGTCGGCCGCTGGGCTAAAACAGCAACTGCCGGGCTCCTGCGCGGCCGTATGCTTGCGATCTCTCAGCAGCAGATCGCCGACTTCGAGAAAATCACTTCCGGATCTTTCACCGTTGAAATCGACGGTTCTTCTGTCTCTGTTGCCAGCGTCGATCTTAGCTCCCAGAGCAACCTGAACGGCGTGGCAACTCAGATCACGACTGCGCTGGCCTCGAAGGGCACATGCGTATTCGACGGTACGAGATTCATTATCAAATCTGCCACTACGGGCGTGAATTCTTCTGTCGCGAATGTTTCTTCTACCGAGTTGTCTAAGGTTATGGGCCTGGATGCCGGAACGACCAAAGTCAACGGCGCGGAAGCCGAGAACCTTGTCGACGCAGTAACGGCCTGCCTGGATTACACCAATTGGTACGGCCTGTATGTGTGCGGAACCGACTGGACGGACGCCGATGCGCTGGAAGTTTCGGCGCTCATCAATGCCGCGCGGCCCTCTCGCATCGTGTCCTGGACGTCTCAGAATACGGGTGAAATGGATTCTACAAATAGCACCTCGCTGGGCTCCAAGCTCAAAGCGCTGGGCTATAACCGCACGATCTGCACGTTCTCCAGCACCAGTGACACCGCCGGTGTCTCGGTCCTTGGGCGCATGAGCACGATCAACTTCGAGGGATCGAATACCACGATCACTCTGAAATTCAAACAGCTCCCGGGTGTTGTTGCCGAGAACTTGAGAACGTCCCAGTCGCTGGCCTTAAGAAACAAAAACGTCAACGTATTCGCGGCATTCCAGAACGACACTTCGATTTATAAAGAAGGCGTCACGTCCGGAGGCTGGTTCATTGACGAAACTCATGGCCTTGACTGGCAGCAGAACCGAGTGGAAACCGATCTTTGGAATCTGCTCTATACGACTACGACCAAGATCGGCCAGGACGAAGCGGGCATGACCGCAATTTTGGCGACGATCAACAAGTCGCTTGACGCGGGCGTCCGAAATGGTCTCATCGCCCCGGGCGTCTGGAACGGCGATTCTTTTGGTTCTCTCCAGAAGGGCGACACGCTCACCTCAGGATATTACGTCTACATTCAGCCGCTGGAAGAACAGGCGCAGAGCGATCGCGAGGCCCGTAAGGCACCTCCGATCAAAGTGGCTATCAAATTGCGCGGCGCAGTTCACTTTATTGACGCCACGCTCACGATCAATCGATAAGGAGAAACAGGATGGCAACTTATTCCTTTATGGATGTCACTGCGACATTCGCAGGGCCGACCGGCGTGATCGATCTCGGATACGGTTCCGCGCCCTCCAAAGAAGGCATTTCCGTAGAGTTCAATCAGCCCCGGAATAATATGACGCCGGGCGCAGATGGCGAGGTTATGCATTCTTTGAGGGCAGACAAAAGTGGAAAACTTACGATTCGGCTTCTTTATACATCCCCCGTGAACGCAAAGCTCAAGGCTATGTTTAACGCCCAAAGTTTGAGTTCGAGCGCCTGGGGCAACAATGTCATTACCGTCCTTAACAAAGGTAATACGGACACGATTGTGGCCCGATCGGTCGCTTTCCAGGGGCTTCCCAGTCAGACCTTCGCCGAGGATGGTCAGCCCGTTCTTGAATGGGGCTTTGACTGCGGCAAAATCGACACACTGAGCGGGACTTACTAATGAATAAACTCGTACCTCAAAAATTCACATTGCAGGGGCATGAGTATCTCGTTGGGCGGCTCGATCTTTTTGAAGCTATGAAGCTCCAAAAGCGGCTCGGGCCGCTGATGCCCACGGCATTCAATAATGTCCTCTATGGCATGTGGACGGCTTACGGGAAATCCATGCCGGAATCCAAAGCGACATTGAGCGACAAACTGACTGAGTTCGTTACTTTGCTCGCGGTCTGTCAGCCACTCCTAGATCGCATTGCGGCCATGCCTGACGCGGATTTTGATTTTTGCGTGCGCACTGCGCTGAGCGTGGTGGAGCGTCGCTCTGAGGACGGAAAAACCTGGACCCGAGTGTATTCAGGTGGCACGCTGGTGTTCGATGATATCGATTTCACAACCACATGCATATTAGTGAGCGCTGTCGTACAGCGTGAGCTTCGCCCTTTTATCGACGCTTTGAATCTTTAACGTTCGCTCATAGCGTCGAAAACAGTCAGCAGGAACCGAGCCCGTTCAGAAGTCTTCCTGATGGCCTGGATTTCCTGATGCGTCCTGTTTATCACGGGATGATCAGCTATCTGGACCTGAAGGGTGACGATCTGACACTTGAGGACATCCTGCTAATGAACGTTTATATCGACAACCAAAAATACAACGAATTTGTTTTAGAGAAGGAGCGCAGCCATGAGTAGCGTTCTCGCCGGTTTCCTCGTCCGCTTAGGCTTTGTGGTCGATAAAGACGAGCAAGCCAAGTTTCAAGCCTCAATCGACTATGCTGGAAAGCGCATGAAGGAGATCGCCATGCGAGGCGCCGCCATGGGCACTGCGTTCTCTGCTGCATTCGCTAAGAGCACTCAGGAAACGAATCGGTTCTATAACATCACAAACCAAATTGGCGGCTCTGTCCGGGGCTTGAATAACGTTGCCTCAGCAGTGGCCAAAGTCGGCGGAAATGTGGACGAGGCAACGAATAGCCTTAAGACTTTTGCCAATAAATTAACGTTTATTCCCGGTATGGCGGACTACACCAAAAATCTCACAGGCGTCGATGTGAGAGATAAAACGGGAAAGTTGAGAGAGTACAGCGATATTTTGCTCGACCTTATAGAGCGATGGAAAAAAACAGGTGACGCCGTGGGCCGCGTTGAGGCATCGTTTTTAGGCTTGGATGGCGCGTATGCCTCCCTCATGAAAAAGGACTTTCCTGCCGAGCTTAAGAAAACTAATGAGCAGCAGGGAGAACTGGCTGACATGGTCGATAAGTCGGCGGATTCCGTACATCGCCTCTCAAATGAATTTTCACGCACCTGGGAAATCATATCCATGGGGAGCCAGGCCGCTTTCGGGACGCTGTCTGACAGCCTCGGCCTGGATAAGGTTGCCGAAAAGTTCAATAAAACACTCTCGCAGGAATTGCCCGCCTGGATCCAGACAGAAAAAAATATCTGGGATCAATCCCACGGCGTCGGCGACTACCTCAAAAACTTCTTTTTTAAAGCAGACGAATTTCAGGATGCTGAGCGCTACAAGCGCCATCTCATGGACGATGAGCAGGTGCAGAAGTTCTTACGCAAGAAATACACCAAGCAAAAATCGGTGCTCGATGATGAGGCCGAGGAGGGTGTGAGCATCGTGGACGATTTCGATAAAAAGGGCTTCGAGGAGGAGCTGGCGAGATATCGAGCCGCTAAAAAAGCTGCGGCACAACCCGCGAAACCCGCGCAGGCAGAACCACCTCCGGTTCCGGGAAAGATGAGCAGAGGGCTACGAAACAACAATCCGGGCAATATGCGTCCGGTATCGCGAAATCAGCCTAATGACGGTGCTTTTGCGATTTATCGCACGCCGGAAGAGGGCTGGGGCGTCCTAGGCAGACAGCTAAAAGGCTACGCTAATGCGGGCCTGGATAACGTCGCGTCCATTATTTCCAAGTACGCACCTGCTGCGGACCACAACGAGACAGGGCCTTATATTCAGTCTGTGACAGCTAATATGAGCCGGCGCCTAGGATCGGATGTAGGTGCGCTGACACGCCTCGATCTAAGCGACCCGCGAGTGCTTAAGGCGCTCATGCAGTCGATCACGGAGCATGAGAATTTCCGAGGCGCCTCTCAGTATTTTGAAGGCGCCTCTTTTGATAAAGAGGTGCTCGCCGCCGCGCAGTCGCAGTGGCGGTCTAAGGTCGTCAACGAAAGGGACAAAATTCCATCCCGGGGAAGTGTTGTCGTGAACCAAAACATCACGATCAACGGGGCTGATAATCCGCGCGCTGTCGGTCAGGCCGTGGCGCATGAGACCCTGCTGGCCCAGAACCGATACGGCCAGCGCAACCTCAGCTAGGGAGGAAATATGCCTTCTTTACCGTACAGCCTGGAGGCTCTGCTTCTAGGCCGAAAACGAGAATTTGCCGGAATTATTCCGGACGTCGTGGTTAGCGAGGAGCACGAAAACGAGGTCGTGGTAACGCGCCATCCGGTCGATACCGGTGCCAATGTTTCGGATCACGCGTATCAGATGCCGACGGTGATTAATTGCCAATTTGGATGGTCGGATTCCTCCAGGCTCTTAAATTCGATCTTGGATTTTTCGATCTTTAAGGGCCTGACCACGACAAAAGACGTCTATGAAAAACTGCTCGAGCTTCAAGCCAAGCGGGAGCCGTTTTCGCTCTCTACCGGCAAGAAGCAATATCCGGCAGTCATCATAACGAAGTTAAAAACAACGTCGACCGTCGACACCGAGAGCTCCTTAGTAGTGGACATCACTTTCGAGGAAATCCGATTCGCCCGGACAAAAGAGGTCACGCTGCAGGAAGCTCAGCAAAAGAATCCTCAGCAGACAGCCTCTGTTAATCAGCGCGGTGCCTCGTCGCCCGTATTGACTACTGCGGGGAATCGGCCATGAGTATTTATCAAATTCCTTTGAGTACCGGCGCCCAGAGCTTTTCAATCCGGCTCGGTGAATATAACTACCGCATGACGCTGATTTACAGAGATGCGGACTGCGGCGGCTGGTTTCTAGATATGGTCCGGACAGACGGCTCGGATGCGCTCCAGGGCCTACCGCTGGTGACTGGTGTCAACCTATTGGCGCAGTTTGGCTATAAGCGTATGGGCGGGGCGCTTTGGTGCGAGTTGCCGAAGCAGGTCAAAAACTACGAACCGAGTTATCGGGACATGGGCCAAACGCTGAGCCTTTTTTGGAGTGACGAATGAGCGAAACTGACAATAATCGCCAGTGGCTGAGATATTTTCGCCTCGTTGTGGCAGTCGACAAGGACAATCAGCAGGCGATTGACCTGAGTGAATTTCGATGCAAATTCCGAATCTCTCAGGCTGTAATCGGCAAGCCCTGCACCGCTGAGATCACGGTTTACAACGTCTCGCAGGAAACAGTAAATCGCCTCGGTATCGGTACAAACGTCATCGAAAACCAAGGCATGCGCGTCATCATTGAGGCGGGCTATCAGAGCCATCACGGCATTATTTTCCAAGGCGATCTATGGTGGAAATCCGTCGGCCGCGAGAGCGAAACAGAGACTTTCATGCGCCTGGTAGCTGCTACCGGCGACAGGGCGAGGCAATATGCCGTGGTGAATGTCTCAGTGGCCAAAGGCGCCTCTCAGCGCGAGATCTTTGACAAGGTACTCGACGCCATGAAGGAAAAAGGAGTTGGGGCCAAGCAAACTGTTATGGTCCCTTTCATGGATTCCAGACTTCCCCGTGGAAAAGTCATGTTTCGGATGGCTACCGACGCCATGAACGGTATCGCTGACACAAATAATTTTGACTGGGGCTATGGCGTTGACGGCCTTGTCGCCATTCCTAAAACACCGACATACGACCCGAACGAGAGGGTAATCGTCCTTAACGCTGATACCGGGCTAATCGGGCGCCCCACGCTTGACGAGGACGGCCTGGACGTCCAGGCGCTACTTAATCCGAACCTGGAGATCGGCGCCAAGATTCAAATCGATAACGCCTCGGTACAGCGAAACAACTACGACACAACGGTGTCCGAGGACGCGGTTACGAAAAATCAGGCGGTAACGGACGCATTCTTATCGGCGGATGGCGTGTATCAGGTGATTTCCCGCGAGCACGTGGGCGACACGCGCGGGGAGGATTGGTACACAAATTTGATCGTCGTGGGCGTTAATTCAGCCAGCAGACCGATTGCTCCATCTGTTTTCACGTACACATCGGACTGAGGACGATATGGATTCAACCGCAACAATTTTTGACCCGAATCGATTCTCCGAGAAGGCTACAAATAGCCGCTTGACCCAAGTATGGACCGCACTCCCGGGGATCATCCAGAAGTTCGATGCGGGCGCACTGACCTGCGAAGTTCAGCCGGCGATAAAAGGGCGTGTCACGCAGGAGGATGGCTCTATCCAGCTTGTAAATATGCCGCTTCTCTTAGACTGCCCTGTGGTGTTTCCGCACGGTGGCGGCTGCAGTCTCACGTTCCCGATTAAGGCCGGGGACGAGTGCTTGGTCGTTTTCGCTTCTCGGGGAATCGATTACTGGTGGCAGCTAGGAGGAATTCAACCTCCTCCGGAAGCAAGAATGCACGATCTATCGGACGGTTTCGTTATTCCCGGCCCGTGGTCCCAGGCTCAAAAGATCAGCGGCGTGAGCACCAGTGCTGTGCAGTTGCGTAGTGACGACGGTGCGGCCTTCATTGAGCTCAATCCCGGCAGTCATAACGTGAAATGCGAGACACCCGGGGACTTTTCCGTGAAGTGTAAAAATTTTACGGTAGAGGCCTCAGCCAGTGCCAGCATTAAAGCCCCGGCGATCCAGCTCGAAGGCCCGCTGACCAATACCGCAGGATCGGCCGCGCAGATGTCGGGCGGCGTGGAAACCGACGCAGACGTTACTGCCGCAGGTATCAGTCTCAAGTCGCACGTCCATTCCGGTGTTTCTACAGGCTCCAGTAACACGGGAGGGCCTAAATAAATGAGAGTAAGGCGAACAACGGCCGACGGCGATATTTGCTTCGGCCACAATGCAAACGATTATTTAGTCAACACGCCCGAAGCCGTCGCGCAAAATGTCCGGACACGCCTCGCGCTTTGGCAAGGGCAGTGGTTTATCGACACCGATGAGGGAACGCCCTATCTGCAGCAGATTTTAGGCAAGCAAAGCGCGGCTGATCTCGTAATCAAAAGCCGCATTTTGGAAACCCCGGGCGTTCAGCAGATTGACGAATTTGAGGCGGTGCTTGACCCGAACACTCGGCGCCTGACCATACAAGTCAAGCTCACCACGGATTACGGCCCGGCGAGCATTAACGGAGAAATTACATGATTGATGATCCGGTTTTTTTAGTTACCGAGACAGGTATCTCAGCTCCGTCCTATGAAGAAATTTACGAGTACCTAAAGGGCCGCATGCGGGCCATTTTTGGTGATGACATCAATCTGGACGCTGACACCCAGGACGGCCAGATGGTCGGCATTGTGGCGGCTACTATCTCGGACGTGAACGCTCAGGCGATCGCGGTTTATAACGCATACAACCCAACCACGGCGAAGGGCGTGGCGCTGGATTTTGCGGTCAAGGTCAACGGCATCACGCGGCAGGCCGCATCACACTCCCAGGTTGATCTTCGGATCGTTGGTCAGGCCGGGACGCATATCGTCAACGGCGTGGCCCTGGATGAGGCGGAGAACAAATGGAATCTGCCCGCCGACGTTGTGGTTCCACCTGCTGGCGAAATCACTGTAACGGCAATTGCTGCAGAAGAAGGAAACATTCGGGCACCTGCCGGGACTGTCAACCGTATCGGAACCCCGACGCTCGGCTGGCAAACTGTAGAAAATATTCTCGCGGCCGAGCCCGGGGCGCCGGTGCAAACCGACCTCGAGCTTCGAGTGCAGCAGTCGAAATCGACAGCGCTCCCCAGTGTTTCGCTGTGGGAAGGCATTATCGGCAGTCTGCTGACCACGGCCGGCGTGCGACGTGTTAGTGGCATTAAGAATGACGGCGATACCCCGACAACTGAGGGCGTCCCCGGACATTCGATCGCGATGATCGTCGACGGCGGGGAAGTGGCCGATATTGCAAAAACGATTTTCTTAAAGAAGGGTGAAGGTGTCGGAACCTATGGCTCCACGTCGTACAACTATCTGGACACTTATGGCTTCCCTAATACGATTAAGTTCTCGCGTCCGACGGTCGTGCCGGCTTATTGCAAACTCACGATCTCGCCGGCCGCCGATTATCTCTCCAGTGCCGAGGAGGAGATCAAGGCTCGGATCGTCGCTTACATCAACTCCCTGGACATCGGCGAATCTGTAAACATCGCCCGGGTGCTTGCAAGCGCGGTAAAGACTGACGCAGGGATCGTGGACGAACGTTTTAGCGTCGAGGCCATCACGCTTGGCCGCTCGGCTACAGCTCAGACCGCCGCCAGTCTCGCGATCGCGTGGAATGAGGCGGTTTCGTGCGCTTCGGAAAACGTAACAGTGGAGGTGCAGACATGAGCGACGCAAATCGTTATACCGAGCTGATTGCCGGGGCGCATTTTGACAAGCCGAAGTACCAGCAATTTATTTATGAACTGACCGAACCGCTGAACGAAGCAAGAAAACGTTTGGCGGTTTTTTATAAGCATTTCGACGTTGACACTGCTGTAGGCGTCCAACTGGACGCGGTCGGCGTGCGGGTCGGGATCTCCAGGCGCCTTCCTATGAAATTGGTCGGCGTCTATTTTGCCCTGGACGATGTCGATGGTGTCGGTTTCGATAAAGGCGTCTGGAAAGGGCAGTTTGATCCCTCGGACGGCATGGTGACGCTTGACGACGAAACTTATCGCGCAGTGATTAAAACGAAAATCCTCGCAAATAAATTCGACGGCAAAAACGAATCGGTCCCCGAGTTTTTAAATACTGCTCTCGGATATTTCGGCGTCCCGGCAAAGCTCTTTGGCTTCCAGGATCAGCAGAATATGCACGTGGTGATCAATCTCACGAAAGCAGAGACGCCTCCCATTGTTTGGGAGCTCATAAGCCGCCGACTAATCGACATTGTGGCGGCAGGCGTCGGCATGCAGATCGTCGACAACGTGCCGTACTTCGGATTTGACTACGAAACGGCCTCGATCAAGGGCTTCGATTCCGGTCACTTCTTCCCGTTTGAAAACTAAACATTCATTTATCTCATCAGCCTCGCGAACAGCGGGGCTTTTTTATTGGGTGTGATATGGCAACCATCAATGAATTCCTTCCTTTCGCAGATCAGAGTACTGCCAATTTGATTCCGTATGCCGAATGGGTAAATGCCGCAAAGCGCTTAACCGGTTTCGTTTCTGGTATTGCGAAATCCAACGAAATGAATCGCGTTTTTGCGCAGGGCGCCCAGGCAGGCTATGCGATCGCAAAATTTATCGAGCGAACCTTAAGCGAGGACGTTTATGTGTCGGACGGGGAGCGTCTGGCTGATCAGTTCTATCGTGCGATTGTCCAAATGTCCTATCGTGCCACGCCGATCGGCTGCATCCTAACGTTTCCAGTTCACGTAGAGATCGACGGATACGTGGCGACCAATAACGGCGGCAATTTGTCGCAAGCTACATACGATCAGCTCTACGCCGTTTATGGCACAAAATTCAATACTTCGAGCACATTGGCCAATCAGTTCGGAATTCCTGATATGGCACATCGCGTATTCGAAGCCGCAGCAACGCTTGAGGAAATCGGCTGCTATGTAGCAGCTGGGTTACCGAATAT